GTGCAGACGCATCGTGTTGCCGTCAACTTACCGAAACCAACATGAACATTGCACCACTTGGCCCGGTTGCTGGCGCCTATTACCTCGATGATTCGCGCGTCGCGATGATTGTTGGCCCCGTGGGGTCAGGTAAATCCACTGGCTCATGCCTGCGTTTGGCACGCCACAGCTATGAACAACATCCAATGAGCGATGGCGTTGCGCGCACTCGCTGGGCAATTGTTCGTAACACAAAGCGCCAACTGCAGGACACTACGCTCAAGACCTGGCTGCAGATATTTCCAGAACGTGAATACGGTGAATTCAGGCGCTCTGACATGACGCACTTCTGGCGCTTCACTCCGAATGGATTCGATCACGCGATTGAAGCTGAATTCATCTTTCGTGCACTGGACGATGAAGCCGATGTATCGAACCTTCTGTCGCTTGAAGTGACTGGCTTTTACTTCAACGAAGCTCGCGAGATATCCGAGGCCATCATCACGCATGCAGGTCGGCGTGCGGGTCGTTATCCATCTGTTGCGGATGGTGGCTGCAAGTGGGCTGGCTGGATTGGTGACTCAAACCCGTGGGACACAGACCATTACTTGTTTCGAGATTTGGTGGACACACCGAAAGAAGGCTGGAAGCTATTTGTTCAGCCTGGTGGCATGGAGCCCAATGCAGAAAACCGTGAAAACCTGCCACCAAATTACTACGAGAACGCGGTCAAAGATTATTCTGCTGAGGATGCCGATGTGTACGTGCATGGCAAGTGGGGCAGAACACGAAGCGGCAAGCCGATCTACACTGACTATCACGACAACCTGCATTGCAAGCAGTTCGAACTGTCACCGGCTTTACCAATCCTTATCGGCTTAGACTTTGGCCGCACACCCGCTGCCGTGATTGGACAGCATGCACCGAATGGCAATTGGCGCATTCGTCATGAGCTGTGCGCATTCGACATGGGCGTTGCGAAGTTCGCCCAAGAGTTAACCAAGTTCATTGAGGAAAAGTGTGGGCGCATCCCCATCGGCAACATCACTGGCGATCCTGCCGGCAATGCCAAGGACGCGCGTGACGAAACAGTGTTCGACATTCTCAAAGCCAACAAGCTGACGGCAAAGCCAGCGCACACCAATGAACTCACCACGCGTATCGAAGCGGTGAATGGTGCCTTGCGACGCCTGGCTGATGGTGAACCGGGTTTGATCATCCATCCGGATTGCAAAATGCTGCGCCGTGCCTGCATTGATGGCTATCGATACCGAAAACTTCAGGTCAGTGGCAATCGCTATTCGGATGATCCGGACAAGAACGAATGGTCACATGTTGCTGAGGCATTGCAATACCTGTTGCTAGGTGGTGGCGAAGAGCGCGTGGTGATGAAGCGCAAACAAAACTTGAACCGCCCACGCTACGCACAGACTTGATTCCCCCTGTTGAGGCGACGATGTTCATCGCACTTGTAGGAGGTCTGCCCCAATGACAAATGCAGTGCGATCCTTGGCTGATTTTGGTGCCAAGATCATGAACAACGTTGAAAACACGTTGAGTGGCGGAAAGCAGACCAGCAACACGCTTTTCAGTCAGATTGCTGACCCGTTTCGTAAGGCTCGACAGAATTACGCTGCTGGCGCTGGTGTTAGTCCTGCTGACATGCTCGATCCAAACAGCAAGCTGCACAAGCAAGACACTCCGCAAACCATTCAGAAAAAGAAAGACGACGCAGCCGCAGCAGCTCAGTACCAAAAAGATTTGTTGATGCCGCCCAACTTATCCGGTGCCAATCTCGGCGCACAGCAAACCGCTGATCGACTTCGCCGTCGTCGCGGCATTTTGGCAAACATCTATGCAGGTTCAAATGGTGGTGGCGCAACCGTTGCAACCAAGACGTTGCTTGGCTCATGAGCGATGACGCAAACACAATCCTGAAACATCAGGAACAGCTCGCCGGAAAGCGTAGCAACTGGGACCAGTGGTGGCAGGACATCGCGTATCGCGTGCTGCCTTCGCAGGCCACCTTCACTGTGCAGAACGTGGAAGAAGGACAGAAGCGCACCGAACGATTATTCGATGCAACTGCGGCAATCAACTGCAATCGCTTTGCCGCGATCATGAGCGACTTGAATACGCCGCGTACACAGATTTGGCATGGACTAGCGCCAGAGGACGACGATCTCGCCGATGATCAAGAGGTCAAAGAATACCTGGAGCTGCTGAACAAGCGATTGTTCTCGCTGCGCTATCGACCACAAGCCAACTTTGCATCGCAAAAAGACTTGGGCTATCTAGGCATCGGTGCGTTTGGTAACTCATGCATGTTCATCGATGAGGATATTGGAAAAGGCCCGCGATACAAGAACATCCATATCTCTGAGGTGTTTTGGGATGAGAACCACCAAGGCATGATCGATTTGCTGTATCGACGTTTTCGCATGAAGGCAAGGAATGCAGCGCGTCGCTTCGGTGAAAAGTTGCCAGCCAAGATACTCAAAGCCGCTAACGACAATCCGTTCACCGAGTTTGAGTTCATTCACTGTGTACGGCCTAACGATGACAAGAAAATCATCGATCCGATGACACGTCGCATGGCGCCATTTGCGTCGTACTACGTGCCAATCGAAGATCGTTCGATCATGGAAGCAGGTTTCTTTTCATCCTGGCCTTATGGCATTGGTCGCTACAATGTTGGCCCGAATGAAATTTATGCACGCTCGCCCGCCATGGATGGTTGGCCTGCGATCCTCACCATCAACGAGGAAAAGAAAAGCATTCTGCGTGCTGGTCAGCTTGAGACTGAACCGCCAGTATTGTTGCAGGAAGAGGGAGCGCTCGAAGCTTTCAATATGCGGCCTGGTGCATTGAACTGGGGCGGTGTATCCACAGACGGTGTGGCACTTGCTCAACCATTCAAGACCGGCGCAAATATTCCGTTGGGCATGGAGCTAATGGACCTTGAGCGCAAGCACATTGACGATTCATTCCTAGTGACCGTGTTTCAAATCCTGGCTGACAATCCGCAGATGACGGCTACGCAGGTGCTTGAGATCGTGCAACAGAAAGCGGTATTGCTGGCGCCAGTCATGGGACGACAACAGTCTGAAGATATTGGTCCCACCATTCTGCGTGAGATTGACATCTGCGCGCGCAATAACCTGATTCCACCGATGCCTGAACAACTCATGGAGCGTGGCGGAGAGTTCAAGATTGAATACCGTTCACCGCTTGCACGTGCCATGCGTGCACAAGATGGCCTTGCCATTCAACGAACATTCGAAGCAGCTAGCACCGTGGCAGGTGTAAAGCCTGAAGTATTGGACGTGATCGACTTCGAAGGTTCTATTCGCGAGCTTGCAGAAATCAACGGCATGCCAGCCAAGCTCATCCGGTCGAAGGATGATGTCGAACAAATTCAAGCAGGTCGTGAGCAACAGCAGAACTTAGCAACTGCAGTTCAAGCTGCGCCCATGATTGCGCAAACGGCCAAAACTGCTGCTGAAGCCGATCAAATCCGCAGCCGCTCCGTATGAACAAACTTCAACAAATATTACATCGCAAGCGACTCGCCTATCTTCGAACCTTCTGTGATGCAGCAGGTAAGCCACATCCTGAAGCACAACGTGTGATCGCAGACTTAAAGAAGTTCTGCAGATTGACACGCGGTGGCCTGGTGGTGAGTCCAGTGATGCGCATGTCAGATCCTTACGCCACAGCCTATCAAGCTGGGCTACGCGATGCGTGCTTGCGCATTCTGCACATGATCAATGTTGATGAAGTTCAATCCAACGAGGGCGATACCAATGCTGATTCGTAAATTCAATTTGTTACATGCGGCGCCTGCTGACGGCGGTCAATCAAGTGGTGGCGGTGCGGGTGCCGATCCGGGCGCGCAACAGCAACAACCTGCAAACCAATCATGGTATGGAGAATCGCATAAAGCGATTGTAGAAACCAAAGGCTGGAAGTCACCAACCGATGTGTTGGACAGCTATTCAAATCTTGAAAAGCTGATGGGTGCAGACAAAGCAGGACGCACGGTGATCCTGCCTAAAGATGACAAAGACGTCGAAGGTCTCAAAGCGTTTCGTTCAAAGATGGGCGTGCCAGATACGGCGGACGGTTATGAGCTGCCATTACCTGAAGGTGACAACGGTGAACTTGCCAAAGCGGCAGCATCATGGATGCACGAAGCGGGTGTACCAAAAGCACAGGCTCAGCAGATTGCCACCAAGTGGAATGCGCACATCGCCAACTTGGTGAAAACTGAAACAGAAGCTGCACAAGCCAAAGCCACGCAAGAGCTGGATGCATTGAAAACGGAATGGGGCAACGATGCTCCGAAGAATGAAGAAATCGCACGACGTGGATTGCAGGCCTATGGCCAACAAGCTGGGCTCGATAAAGCCGATCTTCAATCACTCGAATCTGCGATCGGTACCGCCAAGATGTTGAAGCTATTTCATGCACTTGGTCAAAGTACTCGCGAATCATCCTTTGCTGGTGATGAGAATGGTGGCGGTGGCGGCAATGGCTTTGGCATTAGCAAAGTGGCTGCACAACAAAAGCTTGATGAGATTCGTATGAAGCGTTCGAAAGGCGAGATCACTGACGCACAGTGGAAGTCGACGTATCAAGCAGAGTTCGAGCGCTATTCGCAAATTGTTGCATCGGGCTCTTGATTCCCCCGTTTTCATCGCGGATGTTAAAACTCGCTTGGTGAATCCCCCTTCTTGCGCTGGCTGGTTTCGATCAGTCAGCGCAATTCCCAAGCCGAACGTGGACAAGCGAGGACCTCGCCCCACTGACTGCAAGCTAAAGGCCTGCCGTCCTAGCCGGGATGAGTCCGGTTAGAAGTGGCCCCGATGAGGACAAGCCCTTCGTAAACAGTAAAAGTTTCCGGAGCGGTAATCATGTCCGTCAATATTCCTACATGGTATGTACAGCAGTACAACCAAAACATTCAGCAGCTTGTTCAGCAGAAAGTTTCTCGCCTGCGCGCCGCAGTAATGACTGGCACGCATGTTGGTCAATCCGCATCGCCGGTTGATCAGGTTGGCGTAATCGAAATGCAAGACGTTACGTCTCGCTTCGAGCCAATGCCGCGCGTTGATGCACCGACTGATCGTCGTTGGGTTGCACCGATCGATGCAGACTTGCCTCAATTGATCGATACCTTCGACAAACTGAAGCTGCTCACCGATCCACAAAGCCCTTACGTGCAAAACGCCGTCAGCGCTGCCAATCGAAAGTTTGATGACCGCATTCTTTCTGCCTTCTTCGCCAGTGCGATGACCGGTGTGACAGGTGCCACCAGCACTGGCTTTGACACGACCAATCAGGTTGTTGGTGTCAGCACGGGTGGAACGACATCGAATCTGAACGTTGCCAAGTTGGAAGCAGGCCGCAAGATTCTGTTAGCCAACGAATGCAGCTTGGAAGATGACCCGATGTTCGTGGCTATCACCGCTGTTGAGCATCAATCGCTGCTCAACGAAATCCAAGTGATCTCGCTCGACTTCAACGAGAAGCCTGTCTACAACGCTGCGGGCTTGATCGAGAAGTGGCGCGGTTTCAACTTCATTCACTCCGAGCGTTCTGCGTTGACCACCACAGCAACTGACGACGCGGCCGGACAATCAAAGCAAATTCCATTGTGGGTCAAGAGTGGTATGTACCTTGGCATTTGGAATGAAATCGAAACCGATGTTTCGCGCCGCAATGATGTCCGTGGTCGTCCTTATCAGGCTTACACGATCATGAGCGCCAACGCGACACGACTGGAAGAAAAGAAAGTCGTGAAGATCTGGTGCCGTTAATCGCTCACTGAATTTTGGAGATTACTTATGGCCGTCGTTACTACAAAATCTGCACAGATTACCAATCGTGATGCAACGCCACGCGTCGCCATCAATGCGTATCAAGCCGGAGCCGCCAAGAAAACAGCTTGCGGCACTGTCTCGATTGCAAACGGTGACAGCGTTGGTTCTCGTTACATCCATTGCAGCATCCCCTCAAATGCACGAGTGTCATCGGTGCGCAAGACGCATCCTGACATCGGAACAACCACAGCCGGCGACATTGGTCTGTATAAGACCACTGCTGATGGCGGTGCGGTTGTTGATGCTGACTTCTTCACTGCTGCATCGGTATTCAATGCTGGTGCAGTGCTGGCAACAGAAGTTGGTTTCGGCAACGTGCTCAGTGCCGCAAATGCTGAAAAGCGCGTGTGGGAAGCTTTGGGTCTGACATCAGATCCGAAAATTCAGTATGACGTGTGCACCACGCTGACCGGTGCCGCGGATGCTGCTGGCACGTTGTTCTTGGATGTCGATTACGTCATCTGAGGTGATCTATGGCTAGCCGCTTTTATGGCGTTAACGTTGGTGCGATGCAGCCTAAGGATGTGACTGAGGCTGCATCTACTAATACGACAGCGGTGGAAGTACAGGTGGATCTTTCAAAGACCACCGACAAGCTGCAAGTGGTTCAGATGCTTACCTCAATCCTGAACTACATTCAGACCACTGAAACCAATCCGATTGCTTAACGTATGGCAATCGTTAAACCAACCATCAACACGCTGAGCGACAGAAATGTCGTTCTCGTGACTTGGACAAATCTCGCGAACGGCGACACTGGCGATCCCGTTTCTTACCCGCGCCATGCAGACAAGAGTGCTCAAGTCGCTGGAACGTTCGGGGCTGGTGGTGCCGTTCAGATTCAAGGATCGAATGATTCATCAAACTATGTGCAGCTAAACGATAACGGCGGTACAGCTATTTCAATCACTGCGGCCGGCATCAAAGGCGTGAGTGAAAACACGCGGCTTGTGCGGCCTGCAGTTACTGCCGGTGATGGCAGTACATTGCTCACCATCACAATGCTGTTGAGAGCAACAAATTGAAAACTCCAATAGTCAGAAAGCGTCGCCGTTGATTCCCCCCGGATGTTTCGCGATGTTTCCGCAACGGAGGCATCATGTCAGAAAGCGAAGTATCCATCTGCAACCGCGCGCTGTTTAAGCTTGGTGCCGAATCCATTCAAGCACTGAATGACAATACCAATCGCGCGCGTGTGATGAACATGTTTTATCAGAAAGTGCGTGATGCCGAGCTTCGTCGTCGGCGTTGGCGGTTCTCTATAAAACGTGATTCATTGGCAGCGCTGGCCACAGCGCCAATCTCTGATTTTCAGTATCAGTACCAAGTGCCGAATGACTTTCTGCGCTTGCTGGAAGGCGGCGACATCGTTCAGCTTGCTGATCTATCTGATTTTCGTACATCCAGCAATCAACTGTATTCGCTCGAAGGCAGAGCCATTCTGACCAATCTGGGTTCGCCCCTGAAGATTAGATACGTTGCACGCATTGATGATCCCAACACGTTTGACACCGCGTTTGCTGAAGCACTTGCGTCGCGCCTTGCCTATGAAGGCTGCGAAAAGATCACGCAGTCAGACAGCAAGCGCCAACTTGCGATGGCTGACTATAAAACGGCAATCAGTGAGGCCATCAAAGCAAACGCTCTAGAACTGTCTTCTGAATCGATCGGCGATGATTCTTGGGTATTGGCGAGGCTTGGATAATGGCCAAGGCAGCACCGCTGATCACGTCACTGAATGCTGGCGAATTGTCGCCAACCATGGATGGGCGCGTTGACATCGAAAAATATCCTGCAGGGCTGAAGCTGTGTCAGAACTTCATCTCCTTGCCGCAAGGACCTGCAGTTCGACGACCTGGATCGCGCTTTGTTGCTGAGGCGAAAGACTCATCCAAAAGGGTGTGGCTGCGTAAGTTCGAATTCTCGGCAACACAGTGTTTCATCATTGAGTTTGGTGATCGATACGCCAGGTTCTACACGAACCACGGACAATTGCTGACTGGCTCGGTCATTGCTTGGAGTAATGCAACCAACTATGTCGTTGGTGATCTTGCCGTCAGTGGTGGCGTGACTTACTACTGCATCCTTGCGCACATCAACCAAGTACCACCGAACGCCACATACTGGTATCCGTTGACCGGTTCCATTTACGAGATCCCAACGCCATGGGCATTGGCAGACCTCACGAACGCAGATGGCTCGTGTGCGTTGAACATCGAGCAATCAGGTGACGTGCTTTACATCACCAACATGTATCGCACCTACGA